GGCGTTTGTATTCTGCGGGCGTTAAGACATAACCCAAAGGGCGGGGCGTGTCTAGCTCGCGGCGGGCTTGGGCGAGAATGCGGGTTTCGGTCATGGTGTGGCCTTAAATGTTTGCGTAGTCGGTTTTGAATTGTTCAGTGAGCGCGGCGGCTGCGGCTTTGATAGCTTTGGCGTTGTCGCTGACTGGGTTAGTGTGCTTCTGTGTATGGTTGTATTCGCGCAAAGCGTTGCGGATAACTTCTATTTCTCTAGCTGTGAGCGTGTAGGCCTTGGTTTTCATGGGTGTTGTCCTTTGTGGGTTAGTTGTCTCTGCTACCTGTGTGGTGCATTGGGGGTGATACTACCTGTTAACACCTAAACCTGTCAAGCCAACCAAAGTATTCAAAAAACATATATTTATTGAAATTTTTTCTATTGGTTACGCGTTGCTGTTAGTCATTGCCTATCGGCTCGCGGGCTGCGGCGGCTGCGGTATCGGGCGGGCTTCGCGGCGGGTAAACGGCTTCGGGTGTGCTTATGTAATAGGGGATAACATAACCCAAGCTTTATAGCTGCTATCGTGTTTCCCTGTCTTATTGTGTTTCCTTTGTTGTTCTGCCTATAATCGGCAGCATGAAAACGCCAACACTATCACGCAAACAAATACGCGAAGGACTAGAGCAAGTGCCATTCCGCGACATCATGGGGAAAGAAGCCGCCGCGAAGATTACCCCGAAAATGCAAGCCTTCGCGCTCGAAGTTGCCAAAGGCGCGAGCGGTTCTGAGGCTCTGCGAAAAGCTTATAACTCAAAGGGTAAAAAGAAAACCCAAGCAAACGCAGCATATAAGCTGCGGCGGCGTGCCGATATCGCGGAGACAATAAAAGCCTTCGAGCGGGCTATTGAGCTTCAGAAATACTACACGGCTGCGGGCTTGAGAGCTTTGGTTATTGAATCCCTTGTGAATGTCATTACTTCAGAAGATGCAAACGCTTCGCAAATCACAAACGCGGCTAAGGTTCTCGGCACTGTCACCGAAGTAGCAGCCTTTACGGAAAGAAAAGAGATCACAACGATTACTAGCAGCGAAGATGCACGCGCGCGCGTCATGATGCAACTGCGCGACATGATGAAATTAAATGCGACTGATGTGGAGGAAATCGAGGCCGACTCCCTGTTGAAAGAGCTGGCGGGCGACCCCACGACCCCCCACACCCCAGATGCCAGTTTGGAGTCCCCTACTACCATACATAGTAATCCACACACTCAATCACCAAAAAATTCAACTACCCCCATCGATACTTTAGTTCACACATCTGACTCTGATCCTGCAGAAAGTACCCCCTTATGATTTTTAGTACAAAAGGGGTAGGGGGGTATATTTTTTTAGAACCTTTAGCGAAAAGCAACATAAACGTTTATGTTGGTTTGGGTTTTCTATAGGTTTTGACTATCAGAAATGGGGAATCGATAGTGGCCAAAATAAACATGAAATTAAGTAAAAAGGATAAATCGTATGATGAATGCATGGAGATCATTATGACGCCCGCGCAGAGGGAAGTTTTTCTTATTGTGGATGAGTGGTGGAAGATGTATGGGTTTAGTCCTAGCCTTAGAGATATTGCGCACCAAAGGGGGAAGATGGGGCTTGGGAATACAAGTGAGATTGTGGATAGGTTAGTTAGAGTTGGCGCGTTGAAGAAGTTAAAGAACAAAGGTCGGTCGATACGGCCTGTGTATATAAACTTTAGGAACTTGGAATGAACGTACATTTTTCTAGTGCAACAGATTTATGGTCTACGCCCATAGATTTTTTTAACAAGTACAACGAGCAATATGGCTTTGAACTTGATGTTTGTGCAAATGCTGAGAATGCAAAATGCCAAAGATTTTTTACAAAAGAAGATGACGGGCTGTCAAAAGAGTGGAGTGGTATATGTTGGATGAACCCGCCGTATGGAAGGGAGATAAGTAAATGGATGAAAAAAGCTCATGAATCTTCTTTGGCGGGAGCTACTGTTGTTTGTTTGGTTCCTGCTAGAACTGATACTGCTTGGTGGCATGACTATGCAATAAATGGAGAGATTGAATTTATACGTGGACGTTTAAAGTTTGGTGGTTCTAAGAACTCCGCTCCTTTTCCATCTGCTGTTGTGGTGTTTAAAAATAAATAATGACTGGAAAAAATAAAAAAGTTGCTCCGCCGGGGAGTATGTTGGAAAAGTTGCTTGGGCAGTTGCCAATAAACGAGCAGGAAAAACTGCTGGCGGATGTAGAGACTTATAAGCAGTCTATAGAGCGGGAGAATGCTCAGAAATCTTTTATGGCGTATGTGAAGATGATGTGGCCGGGCTTCGTTGGGGGTCGGCATCATGCGTTGATGGCTAAGAAGTTTGAGGATATTGCTAGTGGGAAGATAAAAAGGCTGATTATTAACATGGCTCCGCGCCATACTAAGTCTGAGTTTGCTTCTTATCTGTTGCCGAGCTGGTTTTTGGGGTTAAATCCGCATAAAAAGGTGATTCAAACTTCCAATACTGCCGACTTGGCCGTGGGTTTTGGTAGAAAAGTCCGTAATTTGGTGGATTCTGAGCAGTATTCACTGGTATTTCCCGATGTTTCCCTACGCCAAGACTCGAAAGCAGCGGGTAGGTGGGCTACTAATAAGGGCGGAGAGTACTTTGCTATTGGTGTTGGCGGTACTGTGACGGGTAAAGGCGCGGATTTGTTGATTATTGATGACCCGCACTCGGAACAAGAGGCTGCTTTGGCCGCTGGGGATGCTAGTGTCTATGACAAAGTGTATGAATGGTACACATCTGGTCCGCGCCAGCGTTTGCAGCCGGGTGGAGCTATCGTTATTGTTATGACCCGATGGGGCGATAGCGATTTAACTGGCCGAGTTATAAAAGATTCGCTGCAAAGAGAAAAAGGTGAGAGCTGGGAACTAATAGAACTACCAGCGATCATGCCTAGTGGTAATCCCCTATGGCCAGAGTTCTGGTCATTGGCTGAATTAGAAGCTTTGAGAGAAGAACTTCCACCGTCTAAGTGGAATGCTCAGTATCAGCAGAGTCCTACTGGCGAAGAAGGTGCGTTAGTTAAGAGAGATTGGTGGATGGCGTGGAAAGAAGATAATCCACCGCCATGTGACTTTGTTATCCAGTCTTGGGATACGGCGTTTACAAAGAATGAGCGGTCTGACTACTGTGCCTGTACGACATGGGGTGTGTTTTATAAAGATGAAAATCCAAATAACGCAAATATTATTTTGCTGGATGCGTTTAAAAAGCGGATGGAGTTTCCTGAGTTAAAAGAGCGTGCTTTTACTGGATATCAGGAATGGAATCCTGATGCGTTCATAGTTGAGGCCAAAGCATCTGGTTTGCCGTTGGTGCATGAGCTGCGCCGCATGGGAATTCCTGTGCAAGATTTCACGCCAACTAGGGGTAATGATAAGTTTGTGAGATTAAACTCTGTGACTGATATGTTCCGCTCTGGTAAAGTGTGGGCACCTGAGACTCGGTGGGCTGCCGAAGTAATTGAAGAGATTGCAGCTTTTCCTAATGCTAGTCATGATGACTTTGTAGACAGCACTACGCAGGCTCTGATACGATTCAGACAGGGCGGGTTTTTAAGATTGGATTCTGATGAGAAAGAAGATCTCATCGGGTTTAAAAAGTCACGCGCATACTACTAAGGATATATATGGCAATGGAAAAAGGTTTGTACCAAGCACCAGAGGGCATCGAGGCTTTAGCAGAACAGCCCGATATTGAAATAGAAATTGTCAATCCAGAAGAAATCCACATTGGGATGGATGGATTAGAGATAGACATGATGCCTGCGGGAGATGAAGACTTTGGCAAAAACCTAGCCGAAGATATGCCTGAGAGTGTATTGTCTACATTGTCTGGCGAATTGCTTGGAGACTTTGAAGAAGATCTGTCCTCCCGCAAAGACTGGATCCAGACTTATGTAGACGGTCTAGAGTTACTAGGCTTGAAGATAGAGACCAGATCAGAACCTTGGGAAGGCGCTTGCGGTGTGTATCACCCGCTTATGGCTGAAGCTTTAGTTAAGTTCCAGTCTGAAATGATGATGGCCACTTTTCCTGCTGCCGGCCCAGTAAAAGTTCAAATCGTTGGCAAAGAAACACCAGAGAAAAAAGCATCTGCTGAGCGAGTTCAAGTTGATATGAACTACCAGTTAACAGATGTGATGACTGAGTACAGACCTGAGCATGAGCGTATGTTATGGGGCTTGGGTTTATCTGGTAACGCTTTCAAGAAAGTTTACTTTGATCCCAACTTAGATAGGCAGGCATCTATATTTGTGCCGGCGGAAGATTTGGTCGTTCCTTATGGCGCTTCTAATCTACAGTCAGCAGAGCGTGTTACCCATGTAATGCGTAAAACTCAGAATGATGTCCGCCGTTTACAGGTATCAGGCTTTTGGCGGGACGTAGATCTGGGTGAGCCAGATATTGTTTTAGACGAAGTAGAGAAGAAGATTGCTGAGAAGTTGGGGTTCCGCGCTACTACGGATGACCGCCATAAGATTTTGGAGATGTGTGTAGACCTAGACTTAGAGGGCTATGAGCACAAGGATGAAGATGGAGATCCAACAGGTATTGCTATTCCTTACATTGTCACGATTGACAAGAGCAGCGGAAAAGTTTTAGCAATCCGCAGAAACTGGAAAGAAGGCGATGAACTACATACCAAGTGCCAGCACTTTGTGCATTATGGTTATGTTCCCGGTTTTGGTTTCTATCATTTTGGTTTGGTACATCTTGTGGGGGCGTTTGCCAAATCTGGAACGTCTTTACTACGTCAGCTTGTTGATGCTGGCACTCTTTCTAATTTACCCGGTGGATTTAAAGCCAGAGGGATGCGAGTTAAGGGTGACGATACACCTATTGCACCCGGAGAGTTCCGCGACGTAGATGTACCAAGTGGCACCATCAAAGATAACTTGATGACTTTGCCATATAAGGAGCCAAGCCAAACATTGCTGGCTTTGCTGAACCAGATCATTGAAGACGGACGCAGGTTTGCTAATGCGGCTGACTTGCAGATCTCTGATATGTCTAGCCAAGCTCCAGTGGGAACTACGCTTGCTATATTAGAACGCACATTAAAAGTAATGTCTGCCGTACAGGCGCGCATCCATTACTCAATGCAACAGGAATTGGTCTTACTCAAAGAGATCATTGCTGAGTCTGCGTTGGATGACTATGACTATGACCCAGATTCTGGTTCACGTCGGGCTAAAAAAACTGACTATGAGAATGTAGACGTAATCCCAGTCTCGGATCCTAATGCAGCCACGATGGCGCAGAAGATTGTGCAGTACCAAGCTGTCTTACAGTTGGCTCAGTCTGCCCCGCAGATGTACAACATGCCACTGTTGCACCGTCAGATGTTGGATGTATTAGGTATTAAAGAAGCTCATAAATTGATCCCAATGCAGGAAGATCAAAAGCCTGCTGACCCAGTTACTGAGAATCAAAACATTCTCATGGGTAAGCCGGTAAAAGCATTTTTATACCAAGATCACCAAGCCCACATTACTGTTCATATGTCAGCCATGCAGGATCCAAAAATCCAGCAGCTGCTACAGGGCAACCCAATGGCTCAGCAGATGCAAGCTCAGATGATGTCTCATATTAATGAACATCTTGGCTTTGAATACAGAAAGCAGATTGAACAACAGTTGGGCATGAACTTACCGCCGCAAACAGATAAAAGCGGGGAAGATGTACCAATGGATCAAAATGTGGAAGCACGTTTGTCACCATTGTTGGCTCAAGCAGCACAGCAATTATTGCAAGTTAACAAACAACAAGTTGCCCAGCAGCAGGCTCAACAGCAGGCTCAAGACCCCATCGTACAGATGCAACAACAAGAGTTGCAGATCAAGATGGCTGAGCAACAACGTAAGGTACAGAAAGATCAAGCAGATGTTCAACTACGGATGAAACAGCTTGAGATAGAGCATGAGCGCATCCTTGCACAAACCAAGGTAAGCGAGCAGCAAGCAAAATTAGGCGCTTTGAAAGCTGTTGCAGAACAACAGAATCAAAGAAAGATGGAGGAACTTCGCCTAAAACAAGACTCCATCAAAACGGTAGCAAACCTAGAAAACCAACGGATGACAAACAAACAAAAATTGTTTGCCGATGGTTTAAAGGCTGCTCACAATATCCACAAGGAAAATCCAAAGCAAGAAGCTAAACCCACAAAAGGTGAAGAATGACTGTATTTGAATTAGTCGTCAAACAAATCGACGACCAAGCTTCGTATCTCCGAGAGGGACTCAGCCTAGGCCGAGCCACTTCCCTTGAGGAATACAAAGGAACCTGCGGCGAGATTAAAGGTCTGCTCGTTGCTAGGGGATTCATATTAGACCTCATGCAAAAAATGGAAGAATCAGATGACTGAATTTGACGTCAGTGCTGTAGACCTTTCTGGCATTCTCAACAAGGATGCGGAAGAAAAGGCAAAGCAGCTCCCTGATCCAGCCGGCTTTATGCTCCTCACCGTAGTGCCAGAAGCTATGGAAGAGTACGCAGATAGCGAAGTTGGGTTAATTAAAGACAGCCAGACGATGCACTACGAAGAAGTGCTGACCCCTGTGCTGTTTGTAGTCAAGATGGGACCAGAATCCTATCAAGACAAAACGCGGTTCCCATCAGGACCACGTTGCAAAGTTGGCGATTTTATTATCGTCCGCCCAAACTCAGGCACCCGCTTGAAGATTCATGGCCGCGAATTCCGAATGATTAATGATGATTCGGTTGAAGGCGTTGTGCAAGATCCACGCGGCATCACCCGTGCTGCATAAGGAATAAGTCATGGCATTACCCGAATATGAATTACCAGATCCAGATAAAGATGTTGCTACGGAAGACGACAAGTTTGAAGTAGAAATTGAAGTCGTAGATGACACCCCAGAGTACGACCAAAAACGTACTCCGATGCCAAAAGAGATCGTCGAGAAACTAGATAAAGACGAACTTGAGGAATACGACGACGAAGTAAAAGAAAAATTAAGGCAGATGAAAAAGGTTTGGCACGATGAGCGCCGAGCCAAGGAAGCTGTTTTACGTGAGCAAGAGGAAACTATTGCCTACGCCAAAAGGATTGCCGAAGAAAATAAAAAGATGCGGCAGATGATCCAGTCTGGCGAGAAAGAGTATGTAGAAACTATTCAGTCTTCAGCCACCATGCAATTGGAAATGGCCAAGAAAGGATACAAAGAAGCATACGAATCTGGGGACGTAGATCAAATGATGGAGGCGCAACAGAAGTTGCAAGAAGCCAACCTTCGTTTGATGCGCGCCAACAGTTTTAAACCTACTGCTTTACAAGAAGAGAAATTTGAGGTACAAACTCAACTTGAGCAGACCCCATCGGTACCAAAACCCGACGAACGCGCACTGGATTGGCAAAAACAAAACAGGTGGTTCGGATCAAATAAGGTGATGACCGCAATGGCTTTAGGATTACACGAAGATCTTAAAGACAGCGGAGTACCGGTTGGATCTGACGAGTATTACGAAACATTGAACAAAACAATGCGTCGTCGTTTCCCAGAGCAATTTGAAGAAACAAGAGAGGAAGAAGTTCCTAAAGCGCCAGCAGCCCGTTCCAAACCACGATCTGTTGTTGCTCCAGCTGTCAGAACAAGCTCGCCACAAAGAGTGCGACTGACTGAGACCCAGATTAACTTATCAAAAAAGTTTGGGTTAACGCCTGAGCAATATGCAATTGAACTTAAAAAATTAGGAGGCTGATATGAATGATGTAGTACAAACCCGTAAACCTCGCGCAGCGGAAGCTCGCGAAAACGCTATGCGCCCCACATCATGGAAAGCCCCCGAAGCGTTACCATCTCCTGATCCTAGACCGGGCATCACTCATCGCTGGGTAAGAACCAGTATGTTGGGTGTAGCTGATGTTCAAAACATCTCTGCCAAGTTTAGAGAAGGATATGAACCCGTGAAAGCGGAAGATTATCCCGAAATGATGATGCACGCCTCTACCGATGGTCGCTTTAAAGGCAACATTGAGGTCGGAGGTTTGGTTCTCTGTAGTATTCCTTCTGAGTTTTTGAAGCAAAGAGAAGCACATTTCTCTAACTTAAATAAACAAACTATGGAATCTGTAGATAATAATTTTATGAAAGACAGCGATCCACGGATGTCGAAGTTCTCTGAGAAATCGACAAAAGTATCGTTTGGTTCTGGTTCTTAAACTTTTTTTTCAAGGAGTCTTAAATGGCTTATCCCACGGTCTCGGCCCCCTACGGCCTAAAGCCTGTGAACTTGATTGGTGGACAGGTATTTGCGGGTTCTACTCGTAACCTACCTATCCAATACGGCTATGCCACCAACATTTTCTATGGCGATTTCGTCTCTATCACACGCGGTTTTGTGACCCGTTTAGCAGTTACTGATGGCGGCTCTGCCTCCACTGGTGCTGTTAACTACGGTCAAACCGGCATCTTCTTGGGTTGTTCGTTTACGAACCCCATCACCAAGCAAAAGCAGTTCCAGCAATACTGGCCCGCTTCTACCTTGGCTGGCGATGCTGTCGCAATCGTGGTTGATGATCCTGACACCATCTTCCGATGCGCTGTCGTGACATCACAAGGTGGTACTACCATCGGTTCAGCTGCCCCATCAATGGTTGGTTTGAACATGACTGTCTCTAACTTGGCTGGTTCTACAGCAACTGGTAACTCGTCTAACGGCGTGTTGAACAGTTCTGCTGCTACCACCGCTGCTTTGCCAGTGCGCGTCATTGACGTCGTTCCTGACACTGCTGTTGCTTTAGGTACTGCTACTTGGTCTAGCGGCACAACTACTTTGACCCTGACAAACTCTAACTTCTCTGCACTCCCAGTGGGTACAGCAGTTGGTTTCTTGGCAGCTAACGGTCAATACGTAGGTACAGCCAACTGGGTTTCTAC